GAGATTAGCGAGTGTCTCGTGGGCTCGGAGATGTGTATAAGAGACAGGGGCATTGTGAATTGAGGTGAAAAACGTGCCAAAAGCTGCCAGAAAATACGAAGACTTACCCATAGAAGAGAAGATAAAGAAAAACGAGCGGCGTATTAAAGTGTTGTTCAAAGAAGTTCCAGCAGAAAAGCGGCAGTTTGTTGACGCGCTGATTTACCAGTTTGCGGTAACTACTGTCACGCTCGAGCGGCTTGTTGACGAGCTGAATAATGGCGACATTCTCGAGGATTTTACCAACGGAAAGCAGCAGTTTAGACGCGAAAGTCCCGCTTTGCGCGGCTATAATACTACGATTAAGAGCTTTACCGCGCTCGTAAATCAGCTCATAGCGCAGTTACCGGAGCCGGAAAAGAAGAACGCCGGAGACGAGCTTATGAACTTCGCCATGAAGCCGAAAGCCGTGAGCAATGCGTGAACTATGTCCGCGAATATTGGGAGCAAATCTCAAGCGGCGGCATCGTGACCAGCCGCCGAGTAAAGGCCGTTTATGAGAGGCTCGTGCGTGAAATGTACTCCCCCGCCGCCGGCTTCCCGTACTTCTTCGACGAAGAAGCCGGCGAGCGCCCGGTGCTTTTCATCGAGCGGTTTTGCAAACAGTCTCAAGGCACGCTCGGCGCGCCGCTTCGGCTCGAGCTGTTCCAGAAGGCTTTTATACAAGCCCTGTTCGGGTGGCTCTCGAAAGAGACGGGATACCGGCGCTTTCGAGAGACTCTTTTTCTCGTAGGCCGGAAGAACGGCAAGTCAACGCTGCTTGCCGGCCTCGCGCTCTATCTGCTCATTGCCGACTATGAGGGCGCAGCCGAGATATACTCCGTCGCGACGAAGAAAGACCAGGCGCGCAAGACGCTCACGGAGGCCGTAAACATGGTAAAGCAGTCTCCCGAGCTTCGCGCCGTGGTCAAAAAGCGCCGCAACGACATCTACTTCCCGCCTACGGCCTCGAAGTTTGAAGCGCTCGCGTCCGACTCGAACACGCTCGACGGCTTGAACTCACACGCCGTTATCATCGACGAGCTGCACGCCATCCGTGACCGCAACCTCTACGAGGTCATGAAACAGAGCACCAGCTCACGCCGACAGCCCCTTGTTATCATGATAACTACGAGCGGCACCGTGCGCGAGAGCGTCTATGACAACCTCTACGGCCTCGCTTGTGACATTGCCGACGGGAAAATCGAAGATGACACCTTCTTTCCCGTGCTCTATGAGCTGGACGCCCGCGCCGAGTGGACAGACCCGCGCGCGTGGATGAAGGCCAACCCCGGCCTCGGCACGATAAAGCAGTATGCCACGCTTGCGGCCTTCGTTGACCGGGCGAAGAAAAACCCGGAAGACCTCCCGGGCGTGCTGTGCAAAGACTTCAACGTCCCCGAGACAAGCGCCGCGGCGTGGCTCTCGTTCGAGGATATTAAGAGCGACGCGACCTTCGACATGAAGGACGTGTATAACACTTACGCTATAGGCGGGTGTGACCTCTCGGCGACAACAGACCTCACTTGTGCGACGCTGCTCATTCGACGGAGCCGGGAGGACGAAACGGTCTATGTCTTGCAGCAGTATTTTTTGCCCGAGCGCCGTATTGAGCAGCTCGACGAGCACAACTCGAACGAAGCCCCTTACAAGACGTGGGCGGCGCGCGGGCTGCTCACCATATGCCCGGGCAATCGTGTTGACTACTCAGCCGTGACGGCGTGGTTTTGCCAAATGCGCGACGAGTTCAAGATTGACTGCTTCGCCGTCGGCTATGACCGCGCCCTCGCCGGGTATTGGGTGGACGAAATGACCTCTAACGGCTTCGATATGCGCGCCGTCGCGCAGGGACCTTTTACATGGAGCCAGCCCATGCGCGAAATGGGGGCGGCTCTTGCTGACAAGAAAGTGAACTACAACAAAAACCCCATGCTCGTATGGTGCTTGTCAAACACAGGCGTCAAAAAGAGCGGGGTAAACAATATCCAGCCCGTTAAAGTCTCAGACCGCCGCCGCATAGACGGCATGGTGTCGCTGCTCAATGCATGGGTTATCTACGTCCGGGACTTTGAAGACTATATGTACCTCGTGGGGTGACGGAATGAAGGAAAGACGGAGCCTTTTTCAAACTATTTTCGGCAGCAAAGGCCGCGAGCGGGATGCAAATTACTCGGCATACCGGCTTTTAAGCACATGGGAATCTACGTTTGTGCCGTACTCCGGTAACGCATGGGACATAAACACCGTGCGCTCGGCGGTGGACGCCTTCGCCCGGCGCGTCTCGGCGGCGCAGCCGCGGCACGTCCGGCAAACGGGCGAGACTACCGAGGCGGTACATGACTCGCTCGAGCGGATTTTGCAGTTTAAGCCTAACAGGTACATGACGGCATCTGAGTTTTACTATAAGCTCGCCGCGCAATACATGGTGTATAACAACGCGATAGCCTACCCCGTCTTTGACGAGACGGGGCGGCTCACGGAAATATACCCGATAAACGCCCAGTATTTTGAGCTTCTCGAATACATGGGCGTTATGTATTGCCGCTTCAAGTTCGCGACCGGCAGCTCGTACATATGCGAGTATTCGCGGCTCATACATATACGCCGGCATTTCCTCGAAAACGACATCTTCGGAGACAATAACAAGCCCATAGAGACGGTACTCAAGACCGCAAACACGTTCAATCAGTCTATGAGCAAATTCGCGGAGCTTGTCGCCGTCATACGCGGAATACTCAAGGTGTCGAACGCGGTCAAGACCGAAGACCTCAACCGCCGGCGTGACGATTTCATCCGCGACAATCTGCGCGTAGAGAATAACGGCTCGGGCGTCATTGTCACTGACGCAAAGTACGACTACACGCCGATACAGGATAAGACCGTCCCTATACCCTCGGCGCAGCTAAATTACATCAAAGACGAGATATACGACTACTACGGCGTGTCGAAGGCCATAGCGCAGAATACGGCGACACCCGCCGAAGAGTCAGCTTTTTATAACGGCGAGATAGCGCCGTTTTTCCGCAAATTGACACAGGCTTTTTCAAACGTGCTCTTTACAGAGCGAGAGTTCGGGCATGGCAACCGTATCGTCTTCGCCGCCAACTCCGTGCAGTTCGCAACTCTCAGCGAGAAAGTGAACGCCGCGAAGTTCCTCGCGGAGATAGGCGCCGCCACGCTCGACCAGATACTCACCATGTTCGATATGCCGACCATCGGCGGCGAGGCCGGCTCCCGCCGCGTCCAGACGCTCAACATGGTCAATGCGCAGCTCGCCGACCAGTACCAGACCGGCACGGAGACAAGCCCGCCCGCGAGCGGCTCGGAGACAGACCCGCCGCCGGGCGAAGAACAGGAGGTTACACCATGACCATAAAGCAGGGGCGCGAATATCGCGCGCTTCAAGACTTCTCGCTCGTCCCGCGCGCGGAGGGCAGCGAAGAATACCGCGTCCGAGGTACGGCGGTCGTGTTCAACACCCCGACCGTGATAGCGGAAATAGACGGCATCAAATACTGCGAAGTCATAGACCGGCACGCTTTCGACGAATGCGACCTCTCCGACGTGATTATGAACTACAACCACGGCGGCAAGGTGGTCGCCCGGCTCCGCAACAGGACTTTGCAGCTTTCCATTACTGACCGCGGCGTCGAAATCGAAGCAAATCTCGGCGGCACGACCGCCGGGCGGGAGCTGTACGAGGAAATCGACGGCGGCTACATAGACAAAATGTCCTTCTCGTTTGCGGTGCAGAGCGAGTCTTACGACCGCGACACGCATACGCGGACGATACTCAAGGTCAAAAAACTGTACGACGTTTCGGCGGTGGATATTCCCGCCTATAACGAAACCTCAATAGCGGCACGCAGCTTTTTCACGGTGGAGCACGAGAAAGAGGTCGCGGCGGTGGAGAACGCCCAGCGGCGCAAGAGGTTGATATTACTCACCTACTGAAATTCTATGGAGGTACAAAAATGAACATCGAGAAAAGGCTCAAGGAAATCAAAGACAGAAAGGCAGAGATACGGCAGCTTCTCGAGAGCGAGGGCGAGATAGACATCGAATCGCTTGAGACAGAGCTTCGCGGCCTGAACGCCGAGGCCGAGCGCCTCGAGAGCCGCCGCAATGTCGAGCAGCTTCTCAATGACGGCTCAGCGAGCGGCTCTCCGATAGCCACTCCCGCGCCCGTTGTGAGGCGCTTCACGGAGGAAGACGAGCAGAGGCTTTATCGTTCTGCATGGGTGAAGACTTTGCAGGGCAAGCCGCTTGACGACGCGGAGAAGCGCGCATATAGCACCGCGGCCACGTCCGCGGGCGCGGCCATCCCGACCAACGTCGCGAATGACATTCTCAGGAAGATGTACGAGGTATCGCCGATAATCCAGCGTTGCCGCATACTTCATGTACCCGGCAACTTCACTTACCCGGTCGAAGGCACGACCGAAGACGCATCCCTCCACACCGAGAACGCAGCCATTACTCCGGCCGCCGACACCATCACCGGCGTCAAGCTGACCGGCTACGAGATAACGAAGCTCATATCCGTGTCCCGCGCCGCGTCCGCTATGACCATCGCCGCATTTGAGAGTTTCCTCACGGACATCATCGGCGAGTCTATCGCGCGGAGGATAGAAAACTACATTTTTACCGGCACCGGCAGCAACCAGCCGGGCGGCGTCAAAACTGCCGGCAAGGGTGCGAGCGGCGCTTATACCGACGGCACCGACCAGGTCACTGTTGCCGCGGCTGGCTCGCTCACCGAGGCAAACGTCGTAGATCTGTACAGTATGCTCGGCAGCGGCTACGAGCGCAATGCCGTCTGGTGTATGCGCAAGGCGACCTTCTTCACGAGCTTCTATCCGCTCATGAACAAGAGCAAGAATAACCTGATAGAGTTTGCAAACGGTCGTTACTACGTCATGGGCAACGAAGTGTATTTTACCGCATCCGTCCCGGCGAACGAGGCGTATCTCGGCGACTTCGGCTACATCATCGGTAACTACTCTCAGGATATCACCGTGACGAGCAGCGACGTGTCCGGCCTCCGCTACAACAGCATCGACTACCTTGCCGCGTGTGTGTTCGATTCTCAGCCCGCCGCCGGCCTCGGCGCTTTCGTACACCTCGCCAAAGCGGGCACATAAGGGAGCGACTTAAATGGCTATCGGAGCAGAGTATTTGACGAGCATCCGGCAGTACATGAGACTGACATCGACGATACACGACTCCGAGCTTGAAGACCTTATCAACGCCGCCCGAGCCGACCTTGTGCTCGGCGGCGTTCTTCCCGCGAAGGCCGAGGACGAGCAAGACCCGCTCATAATGAGAGCGGTCGCCACTTACGTCAAGGCCGAGTTTGGCCTCGACAATGACGACTCGGAAAAATACCGGGCATCATACAAGGAACAGCGCAACGGCCTTGCACTCTCGGACTCGTATATCGCATCTGGACAGGAGGGGTAGCTCGTGTATTGGCGCGATATGGTAACGCTCGAGGCCGTGACTCACGGCACGGACAGCGAGGGCTTCCCGCAAGAGGCCGTGACGCCGACGGAAGTGTACGCCGACGTGCAGTCAGTGCGCCGGAGCGAGTTTTATGCCGCGCGGCAAATCGGCATAGACCTTGTTATTTCCGTCAAGCTCCGCGCGGCTGACTACTCCGGGCAGGAGCGGCTTGTTTGGAACGGCACGAGGTACAAGGTCGAGCGCGCCTATACCGAAGCGCGCGAAATGTATGAGCTTGAATGTTCGGAGTTTAGGGAGGTGGCACCGTGAGCATCGAAGAGCGGCTTGTAAACGCGCTGTCCGGCCTTATGCCCGTAGCTTCACAGAGTTACAAGGGCGAAGCCGCGGAGTACATAACCACCAACTACACCGCCGTCCCCGATGACTACGGCGACGATGACGCCGGCCACGTCCGGGCGCTCGTACAGGTGCATTACTTCGCGCCCCACGAGTTGAACACCGTCGCCACGCGCAGGGAGATAACACGCCGCATTGTCGCCGCGGGCTTCACGCGCCCGAGCATTACGCCGGCCTCGGACGGCACGTCACAGCACTACGTGTATGAGTGCGAGGACGTAGTAGCTACATCGGAGGTTTGACTATGGGCTATGCAAGCACAAGCGGCCTCGATGAGCTGCTTTCAGACTTCGGAGCCATAGCGGAGATACCGGACTCCGTAATTCTGGATATGCTCGTAGCAGAGGCCGAGATTGTCGCGCCGGCACAGGCCGCGGAAGCCCGCGCTATGGGCGTCTTTGATACCGGCAAGACCGCCGACAGCATCACGTATGACAGGGCACTCAAGGTGAAGGACTCGGACAAGAGTATATCCGTGTACCCGAAAGGCATACGCTCAGACGGCAACCGTCGCAGCGTCGCCGAGGTCGCCTTCGTCAATGAGTTTGGCACGTCCTCGCAGCCGGCGCGTCCATTTATCAACACCGCAAACGAGAAATCCGCAGACGCCGCCGTCGAGGCGGCGTCTGCGGTCTACGATAAATTTCTGAATAGCAAGAATCTGTAAGGAGGTATTCATATATGGCTCAGTTTGGAGCAAAGCGCCCGCGCTTCGCGCCCGTCGCGACGCAGCCCGAGGCAGCGCTTCCGACCTATAACTACGAGAGCGCCGTCACCATCGGCAAGCTCGTCGCGGCAAACCTCACCGTCACCAACGCGAGCGGCGAGCTGTATGCCGACGACGCCCTCGCCGAGCGTATAGATATGTTTGCGAGCGGCTCTCTCGAGCTGCAAACCGACGATAAGACCGCCGAGGTACACGCCGCCATCCACGGCGCCACGCTGGACGAAGAGAGCGACGAGGTGAGCGACAAGGACACCGACGTCGCGCCGCGTGGCGGCCTCGCCTATTACAAGGTGCTTATACGTCAGGGCGTCAGGCTCTTTCAGGGCGTGTATCTTCCGCTTGTGGCGGCTGTGCTCGGCAACGATAACGCCGCCACTAAAGGCAGCTCCATCACCTTCGGCACCACTACGACCACGTTCAACGTGTTCCGCTGCAATAGCGGCGATTGGCGCATCTGGAAGGAGTTCACGACGGAGGCCGAGGCTATCGCGTGGTGCGACGAGAAGCTCGGCAGCACGCCCGCCGGCGGCTGATAAACGATCCAACGGGAGGCGGCTTTGACCGCCTCCCGCTTTGCGAATAGGAGGCCAGCATGAAGGCAGTTAAAACCACGCTCGAGGGCGTGACGTATTATCTCGTGCTCAACGGTGAGGCCATGTTCCAGATACGCGACAGCTTCGACAGTACGAAATTGCTGCTTGAAGCCATGCAGAAAGACACCCGCGAGGGCTTCAAGGCAACTTGCGCCGCCGCCGCGATCCTCGCCGAGCAGGGCGAGCTTGTGCGCCGCCGGCTTGGATACCTTCCGGGCGAAATACCGGAGACCGCGGACTTTGCCGTACTCTCACAGCCGAGCGAAATAACTGCGCTGAAAAACGCGGTCATCCATGCCCTGACGCTCGGATATGGGCGCGAGATAAAAGCCCCGGGCGACGCAGAGTACGACGAGGGACTCGAAGAGCTTAATCAAAAAAAAACAAAACTCGGCGAGCGGATTATTACCAGATAGCCATTATTTGCGGCCTCTCAGTTGAAGAGGCTCTTTTCATGCCGCCCGGCGAGATTTTCGACCTGTGGGAACTGCGCAAACGTGCGCGCAAGCCTAAACCCGGGGAGGCTGTTATTTAATGGCAACTCGCACAATATCCACGCGCCTTGCCGTTCAAGGCGAAGCCGAATACAAAGCCGCACTAAAGAATATAAACTCGGAGCTTGGTACGCTGAAATCCGAGCTTAAACTCGTCGAGAGCGAATTTGAGGGGCAGGCCAACAGCATTGCGGCGCTCGAGGCAAAGGGCAGCACGCTCGGCAAGATGTACGCCGAGCAGGAAAAGCGCCTTGAAACGCTCAACGCCGCCCTCGAGAACGCGCAGAAGGCTCAGCAAACCTATTCTGACCGCATGGACACCGCCCGGGCGAGCATACAGCGGTGTCAAGAGGCTCTCGAAGCCCTCAATAACGAGAGCGGCGACACGAGCGCCGAGCAGGAGCGGCTTACAGCAGAGCTTGAGGCTCAGAACAAAGAGTTCAGCGAAGCCCAAAACTACTACAACGCCGCCACACGAGCTGTTAATTCATGGCAAACGCAGATAAACAACGCGCAGGGAGACTTGAACAAGCTCGGCAACGACATCGAGCAGAACAACAAGTATCTCGATGAAGCGCGCAGCTCTACGGACGGGTGCGCACACTCCATAGACGAGTACGGCAAAGAGGTAAAGGACGCCGACGAAAAGACGGCCTCTTTTGCCGACAAGCTCAAAGGTGGCCTCGTCACCGGCGCGAAGGCCGCGGGCGCAGCGATAGCCGCCATTGGCACGGCTACAGTATCCGCTGTAAATTGGCTGCTCGACCTCGCGGACTCTACGGAAGAATACCGCGAGTCTCAGGCACGGCTCACGACGGCGTTTGAAACGGCGGGTTACTCCACGGACACGGCAACGGAGGCATACCGTTCTCTCTACTCCGTCATAGGCGACACCGGCACGGCGACGGAGGCCGCGCAGCTTCTCGCGCAGCTCGCCACATCCGAAGAGGATGTATCCACATGGGGCGACATTGCCGCCGGCGTCGTGGCGACATTTGGCGACGCCCTCCCTATAAACTCCCTCGTCGAGGCCTCGAACGAAACGGCGAAAGTAGGCACCGTCACCGGCGCACTCGCGGACGCTCTTAACTGGGTGGGCATCAGCGAGGACGAGTTCAACGAAAAACTCGCCGCTTGCGCCGACGAGACGGAGCGGGCGAATCTCATAACCGAAACGCTCGCCGGTACTTATCAGGACGCAGCCGACGCCTTCCGGGAAAACAACGCGACTATTATAGCCGCGCGCGAGGCTCAGGCCGAGCTTGACGACACCCTCGCCCGCCTCGGCGGCACTGTCGCGGACGTGCGCAACGAGCTTATAGCCGAGTTCGCGCCGGCGCTCGCCGATGTAGTAGACGCCTTCGTTGACGTCATAAATGGCGTTGACGGAGCGGAAGACGCCCTCGGCGACGCCATAAGCGAGATGATAGAACAGGCCGCGGACAAGCTCCCGGAAATGATGGAAGTCGGCACGGAAATAATTCTCAACGTTGTCGAAGGCATACTCGGAGCTATGCCGCAGCTCACGGAGTCGGCAGTCGTGATAATCAACACGCTCGCCGAGGGCATAGCCGAAATGTTGCCGCTTGCCGGCAACGCGGGTATGCAGCTTATTAGCGGACTCATATCCGGCATAGGCGAGGCGCTCCCGACGCTCATTCCTACGGCTGTAGAGGCCGTCACGCAATGGGCGCAGGCCATAATAGAGAACATACCGCTGCTCATTGACGCCGCCCTACAGCTCGTCACAGGTCTTGTACAGGGGCTTATAGACGCTATCCCCGTGCTGCTTGAGGCCGTGCCGACGATTATAGAGAGCCTCATAACGGCGCTCTTGGAATCCGTGCCGCAAATAGCCGAGGCCGGCGTCACGCTCATAACGTCCCTCGTGACGAACCTCCCGGACATTATCACGACGATATGCGAGGCATTGCCGCAGATAGTTGACTCGGCAATAAACGCGCTGCTCGAACACATCCCGGAAGTCGTGCAGGCCGGCGTAGACCTTTTTACGGCGCTGATACAGAATCTTCCGACGATAATATCGACCATCACGGCAGCGCTCCCGGAGCTTATCTCGTCGATAGTCTCCACCATTATAGACCACGTCCCGGATTTGGTAGAGGCCGGCGTCACGCTGCTCACGTCGCTGATAACGAATCTCCCGCAAATCATAGCGGAGCTTGTGGCGGCAATGCCGGAAATCATCTCCGGCATGGTAGGCGCTCTCGCGGACGGCGTCAGCGAGTTCGTAAACATCGGCGAGAACCTCGTCCGCGGCCTGTGGGAAGGCATACAAAACCTTGCGGGGTGGCTGTGGGACAAAGTGACCGGGTGGGCGTCGTCGATTTGGGACAGCGTCACGAGCGTATTTGACACACACTCGCCGTCCCGTAAATTCGAGTGGCTCTCGGAAATGAATATTGCCGGTGCCGTGCGCGGTATCGAGCTGCACGGCGATGAAGCTGTACGAGCCTACGCAGACGTGACATCTCGTATGCTCGATGAAGTAGAGTCCGGCATGGGCGAGATAGACGCAGCTCTCACTTCCGGCATTGACGATATAGACACCAGCGTTTCCACAACGGCAACCGTGCGCGAAATCGACGAGTCAATGCCTTCGTTTGATGATACGCGCGGCAGGGCGCGCGACTCTGGCGGCGGCGACACGACGGTAAACAACGTGTTCCACATAGACCGGCTCGTCGTGCGCGAAGAAGCCGACGTGAAGAAGGTCGCCAAAGAGCTGGACAAGATGCAGCGCAGCAGAACGCGCGGGAAAGGAGTTGTCACCGCGTGAGCCTTGGATTTACTTTCAATAACGTACACAGCCGGGACATGGGAGTTGTCTTTCGTTCGTCGGACAGGACACTCTTGCCACCAAAGCGTGTGACGCAGTACACGATACCCGGACGGAGCGGGACATACGACATCGAAGACGGCTACGACAACCGCGAAATTACTCTCGAAGTCTCGTTTATCGGCGAAAGCTGGAACTACCCCGGCGTGCGCTCTCGCGCCCGAGCGGTCGCCGCGTGGCTCTCTGGTGAAGGGCTGCTCGTGTTCGACGACGAGCCAGAGCGGGGCTATCAGGCGAAGGTTATAGACGGCGTGAGCATCGAGCAGATAGCCATAACAGGCCACTGCGAAGTTGTGTTCGCGTGCTCTCCCTTCGCCGAGAGCCTCGAGTACCGGCAGCAGGACGCGCCGAGCGTCTCTCTCCCGCACACTGAACAGGTGGAAGTGCTCGGCACGCAAGAGACAGATTGTCTCATATACATCACCGCCCGCGGCACCATAACGAATCTCACCATTACCCGCGTGCGGGTAAACTGACAGGAGGTACACAGAAATGGCAGCACTCTCGAACGTACACGCCGCCTCGATACTCAACAGCTCGCTTCGGAGCGGCACTTATTACCTTGCGCTGTTCCTCACAGACCCCACGGCGGCGGCAACCGGCACGGAGGCCAGCGGCGGCGGGTACGCCCGCAAGATAATAGCCTTCGGCGCGCCGAGCCTCGTCTCGGGGTATCAGCAAGTCACGAACTCGGCTGACATCGACTTCGGCGTCATTACCGCCGATATAGGCACCGTGTCCTATTGGGGCATATTCGACTCACAGACCGGCGGCAATATGCTTTGGTACGGCTCTTTCGGCATAGGCAAGACCATCAATAACGGCGACGCTATCATAGTGGAGGCCGAAAGCATCACTTGCCGCATCAGATAAAGGGGGCGCGGCAGCGTGTATAACCGCACACCGTACAACCGGCAGCGCTACAACCGAAAATCTACATATACGTTTGAGTGGACAGCGCTCGCGGAGGTCGAGAGCGCGGCTTTTGGCGCGCTGCTTGTGGAGCGGCGCTTGTCCGGCGGCGCGGACGCCGAGACGGAATCCTCGGGCAGAATCATACGCGGCGTACTGTTCACTGCGCTTGCGGACGCGGAGACGGACGCGGGCGGCTACGTCGTGCGCGTCGTGTTCTTCAGCGCCGAGGCCACGGCAGAGGCCTTCGCGAGCGGCTCAGGCGTGTCCACATACGGGCAAGAGGCAATGACCATAGAGGGCGTGAACATGGTCGCGGGCGACGAACTTGTCATTGACACGGAACACATGACCGTGACGCTCAACGGCGAGAATATCATCGACCGCGTGAGCGACGCAAGCGTCTTCTTCAAGCTCATGAGCGGCGTCAACGACATCATTGTCGAGGGCGGCACGACCGCCGACGTGCGCATCGTATGGAAAGACAGGTGGCTCTAATGCCCGTGCCGCAGATATTCGACCACAACATGAAGCGGCTCGCGTACCTTGAGAACGCCATGCAGGCCGGGTACACGCTCGAGACAAACACGCTTTGGACTGCCTCGTTCTCCCTCCCCGCCGACGACCCGAAAAACCAGTATTGCACCTCGCTCAACTATGTTGAAATCTTCGACGGAGACGAGCGCATTGACCTCTTTCGGATTATCGGCGAAAACCTCGAGCGGAGTGACGGCGCCACGCACACGTATGACTGTGAGCACGTGCTCGCTACGCTGCTCAATGACGTTTTGTTCCAGTACCACCAGTACGGCGGTACGGGCATACGCACGGCGGCGGTACTCAACTACATACTTGAGCGGCAGACAACCCGAAACTGGATTCTCGGCGAGTGCGACTTCACGAGGTATTTTGAATACAACTGGGAAAATTCCTCTCTTCTCGCCGCGCTGTTCTCCGTCCCGGAGTGCTTCGACTCGGAATACCTTTGGACATGGGATACGACCGGTTATCCATGGACAATATCCCTTGTGCAGCCCTCGGACGCGCTCAGAAGCGAGATACGCTACCGCAAGAACATGACCTCCATCGTGAAGACGGTGGACGCTACGGGGCTTGCAAACCGCATATACGCGCTCGGGTACGGCGAGGGCGTCAACCAGCTCAATATATCCTCGGTCAACAATGGCGTCCCCTATGTTGAGGACGCCTTGTCTATATCCCGTTACGGCCTTGTGTCGTCCATTCTCGTAGATACCCGTTACGAGATAGCGGAGAATCTCAAGGCATACGCCGAGCAGATACTTCGCTCGAGCGCGGAGCCGTATATAACCTACGAGGCCGGGGCGGTGGACTTGCACCGGCTGACCGGCGACAGCTTCTCTCGCTTTCGTCCCGGCGAGATAGTCCGCGTCATAGACGATGAAGACGGAATCACCCTCCGCGCCCGCATCGTGAGCGTAAGCAAGGATGACGTCGGCGGCGACCCGGGCAGCGTGACAGTGACCATTGCGAACAAGCCAAAGGACATAGCGGGCAGCATATCCGATTTGCAGAGCCGGGCGCTTATCGGCGAGACATACGCGCAGGGCGCAACGAATCAGCAGGTGTATAACTTTGCGGACAATGCCGACGCCGAGCATCCCGCGACCATGCGCCTGTATATAGACGATTCAACCGTCCGCATAAACAAAATGCTCTTGACGCTTGAGTTTGAGCCGTTCCGCGCCTTCGAGCGCGCGACCGGCGGCGGGGGCGGCCAGACCACGTCTTCCGGTGGAGGCCAGACCACATCCTCGGGCGGCGGCAGCACTACAAGCTCCGGCGGCGGCTCGACAACGTCTTCCGGCGGCAGCGCGACATCAAGCGCGACATCACTGCAAATGTCCAACGTGCTCCCCGGCGAGACGAACGGGCAGGCCGTCCACGACCACGGCATGAACACTCACGCCTACCTCGCCACTGTAGATCCGGGTACGATGCAGGTAAACGGATATGAGATTTTCGTGCCTTCGGGCGCTCACGTCCACCCGGCGCATACTCACACAATAGGCTCTCACACTCACCGTGTTAACGCGCATACGCATCAGGTGAGCGCCCACACGCACACCGTGAGCGCTCATACCCACACCGTGCAGAATCATACTCATGACCTCGAGTTTGGCATCTACGAGGGACAGAGGGCTTCTAAAGCACGCATCCGCGTTGACGGGAATGAGCTTCCCGAGCAGGACGGCTACGACAACATAGATATCGTCGCGTACCTCTCCAAAGACGACGCCGGCAAAATACGCCGCGGCACTTGGCACACTGTGGAGATTTTGCCCGAGTGCATGAGCCGCATTGTCGGCAGCGTCTTTGCACAGACGTTCTGCAATTCGCGCGGCGGCGGCGATTACTGATAATGGAGGCTGAATAATGGCAGAACTTTTGACCATGTACCCCGGACAGGCAAATTCGCCCGAGACTACGCTCGCCGGCTCGCTCACGTCGAGCGGCACGACTGCGACCGTGCTCGACGGCTCCGTCTTGCCCGCGGCTCCGAACTATCTCACCATCGGCGGCGACACATCGTCCGCGGAGACGGTGCTCATGACCGCAAAGGACGGCAACACGATAACCATACAGCGCGGGCAGAATGGCACCGCTCCGCGCGTGTGGGAGAAGGGCGACATAGTAGGCCGGCATTTCACCGCCGCCGACCATGACACGCTCATAGAGAATATTAACCGGCTTAATAACGCGAAAGCCGAGAAGGTGCAGGGCGGGACAACGGGCAACTTTGCCGCCGTCGGCGCCGACGGCAATATCACCGACTCCGGCAGCAAGGCCGCGGACTTCGCCGACGCGAATCACACACACGCCGACAAAGCCGACAAAGTAACCGGCGCGACCGCCGGCAACTTTGCCACGCTGGACGACAGCGGCAACCTCACAGACAGCGGCAGCAAGGCCGGGGACTTCGCCGGCGCGAATCACACACACGCCGACAAAGCCGACAAAGTGACCGGCGCGACCGTGGGCAACTTTGCTGGACTGGACGAGAGCGGCAACATAACAGACAGCGGCAGCAAGGCCGGGGACTTCGCAGGGGCGAGCCATTCGCACAGCGGGTACGCGCTTTTGAAGCTCTTTACGAATGTGTCCGTGCCGGCGTCGGCTTGGCAAAGCAGCACGGCAAAGCCCTCGTATCCCTACGCCGCGTCCATCTCGGCGCCGGGCGTGGACTCCACTTGGAAGCCTAAAGTCGTTTTCAGTGACAACGAAGCCGAGAGCGGCAATTTCTCCCTTAACGCGGACACTGGCAGCGGCGTCGTAGTCATATACGCCGCGAGCGCGCCCGGGGATATAACCATACCTACGATAGAGTGCATTAAGGCGGTGAACTAAATGACAGGCGAAACAAATGCAGTGAAAAAGGGCGGCGCTCAATTCTCGCTCGTAGTATCCGTCACGACCGGCGCACTCGTCACAGCCACAAAGAGCGGGCGCAGCGTGAGCGGCACGGCGACCAACGGTCAATGCGTGCTCACACTCCCCGAGGCTGGTACATGGACAGTGTCGGCAACGCTGAACGGGCAGACCTCCAACTCTCAAAATGTGAGTGTTGTCGAGAGCTACGCCGTGACACTCACCTTCTTCGAGGCCACTATTACCGTCACGGCGCCGAGCGGCGCAACAGTAACGTGCTCTCGCGGCTCTACGAGCTATCAGGCGACGAGCACCGGCACGGTGGTATTCACCGTCCATGAGACGGGTACATGGACGATAACAGCGCAGCAGGGCGGGCAGAGCACGAGCGGGCAGGTAAACGTGACCGCCGCGACGAACTACTCTATAACGCTTTCGTTCGTTGACAGTGTTCTCAATAATAACGATTGGGACACTATCTCCGAAATTTCCGACGCCGGCACAGGCGCTAACTATTGGAGCGTCGGTGACCGGAAACAGGTCACGCTAAACGGCACAATGAGCCGATTGTCATTGTCAAATTACTCAACTTACGCTTTTATTATCGGCTTCAACCACAATTCGAGCCGCGAAGGCAATAACCGTATTCACTTCCAAATCGGCAAGACCGCGCTCTCAGGAGGCAAAGACATATGTCTCGTGAGCGGCTACAATGACGATTCAGACTTCTATATGAATACGAGTAGCACAAACTCGGGCGGCTGGGAAGACTCGTATATGCGAAACAACATCCTCGGCACGAGCAAAACGAGCTACTCGGGCAGATTTATCGGTGTTTTGCCGTCTGCGCTCCGCAATGCGCTTAAAAGCGTGACAAAGTACACTGATAACACTGGCAACAGCTCGACATCTTCGGGTGCCGTCACAGCCACGACAGACTACGCCTTTTTGCTTTCGGAATACGAGGTTTTCGGTAGCTGTACATATTCCAACTCCAACGAGGCAAACCGGCAGCAGCAGTACGCCTATTATGCCGCGGGTAACAGCAAGGTTAAGTATAATCACAGCAGCACGGGCAGCGCCATCGGCTGGTGGCTCCGCTCGCCTTACCGCGGCTTCTCCACTGGCTTCGTTTTTGTGAGCAACATCGGCGGCGTCTACAGCAACTCTGCCTACAATTCCCTCGGCGTCGCCCCGGGCTTTTGCGTATAATTCGGCTTTTGGACTTGCGCCCTCAATGGGCGCAAGTCTCCGGTAATGAGAGCAGAGAAAAATGAGCGTACCGAAATCACGGCGGGGCGAAAGCCCCGCGAAGTACATTGACCTCGCGCGCGAGATATATGCCTTCACATATAACCGAGTACGGATTCTCCCGAAGACCTACACCTTTTACTTTTCCCTCCCGCTGTTCAACGCAGCGCGCGAGGCATACCGGCTTATCAAGACCGCGAATCTCATCTTCATTGACTCGAAGCAAGACCCGGCGATAGTGCAGCGAAACAAGCAGCGCCGCCGGGAGCTTTATGAGGACGCGCAGGGCTACTACAACAGTATGCTCGACACTCTCGACCTCGCATACATGACGGTCAACCGTGAGAAGTTGCCGTCCTCAGTCATTGAAGCGTGGATAGGCATGATAACCGACGAAATCTCTCAAATATCTAAAATCAAGCGGAGTGACAAGGCCAGATAAGCCGTGCCGCGCCGTTAGATTTAGGCCACATCCCGCAGCGCCATCAACTGGTGGCTCCGCTCGCCTAACCGCAGCAACTCCACTAACTTCGTTAATGTGAACAACAACGGCAACGTCAACAACAACAATGCCAACAATTCCCTCGGCGTCGCCCCGGGATTTTGCATAAGCCAGACCGATTAACCTTGCAAGGGGCAAGGCAAAAGCAGCGCGATTGCAAAAGGGGGATGTGACCTCTCCGACCGTTCGCGCGCAGCGCCAGAAGCGCCCGAAAGGGCGCGAAAAGTTCAGCGCGCGGGCGCGAAGACAAACTTATAGCTCGACACGGGGAGCCGGACGCTTCTTGCATGGCGGCGGGGCGCGCGTTCACCGCCGTTACATGACTCTCCCGTTACGCAAATTAGACAGCGCGCCGAGAAAGATTTGTGCGAGGTATTTTTCTTTGAATAGTACAGAAAGACATGAGCGGCGCTATCAGCGGCGCCGCGCCGCGAGGTTTGCAAAGCGCTCACAGCTCGCGGCAGAGTATGGCGACTTCGAGTCAGTTTTCTCTTTTGACCATCTGTATACGGCGTACAGGGCAAGCGCGAAGGCCGTAGGCTGGAAGGCGAGCACTCAGCGCTACAAGGCGAGCGCGCTTCCGAATGTATACCGGACGCACCGCGAACTGCTTGCCGGGACGTTCAAGTCTCGCGGCTTTTTCGAGTTTGACATCGTAGAGCGCGGCAAGCCGAGGCACATACGGAGCGTACATATCACGGAGCGCGTGGTGCAGCGCTGCTTGTGCGACTTCTCGCTCGTCCCCATGCTCTCCCGGTCGTTCATCTACGACAACGGCGCGAGCCTCAAGGGCAAGGGCTATGACTTCGCCGTCAAGCGCGTTACTCATTTCCTTGCGCGGCACTACCGCAAGCACGGGCGGGAGGGATACGCTCTCGTCTTCGACTTCTCGAAATACTTTGACACCGCGCAACACGCGCCCGTATTCCAGCAAATAGAGCGCAGCGGCATAGACGAGCGGCTCGTTTCACTCTCCGAGTATTTCATCAAGTGCTTCGGCGACTATGGCCTCGGCCTTGGAAGTCAAGTATCGCAGATCGCCGCCATAGCTCTACCGAATCGAATAGACCACTACATAAAGGACGTGCTGGGCATGAAGCACTATGAGCGATATATGGACGACGGACTTATTATCCACCGCTCAAAGGCAAAACTCCGCGAGTGCCTTGCCGCACTCCGTCGTCTTTGCGCCGAGCACGGCATAACGCTCAACGAAAAGAAGACACAGATAGTCAAGCTCACACGCGGCTTTACGTTCCTCAAGGTACGCTTCCGGCTCTCGCCGACGGGCGCGGTCATACGCCGACCGGCATATAAAAGCGTCCGACTCATGAAGCACAAGTTGAAAATCTTTCGGCGCTGGGTGGACACCGGGCGCATGACGCCCGAAGACGTAAAGACCTCGCTCGTATCATGGCGCGGACATATGAAGCGCTTTGACGCCTACTATGTCGTGCAGAGCGTCATGCGCCTATACTGCGAGCTGTTCGCGGGATTGGAGGTTTAATCATGGAGTACATCGTTCACAAGCGCTTCAAGGGCAAGGGCATCGGCGGGCATTTCAATCTGCCATACGGCACCGTATGCACCGAGGCCGGCGGCTTCATCCACGCCCCGGACGGGCGCGGCATCTGCGCCGCGACAAGTGAAAACGGCTGGGAGCACTTTCACCCGAATACGGAAGAGGGACACCGCCGGCATCGTATGCTTGAACGGCTATACCGCTACTACGCCGGCGGCGAGCACGGCGAAGACTTTGCCGCGGAAAAATGGCCGGGTGCCGTAAATATGTATTGGAAAAACCTGCTCCGTACAATGCCGACGGATAAGCTCACGGCATACTACGCCGAGCGGCTCGGGGAGCCGGATTTTTGATAGGAGGACATGACCATGTACAAAGTCACTGTTGACGGCACTTTCGCCGGGTATTCTGACACAGCGGTATATGTGCGTCTTGCGGCGAACGGCTGCTATGTGCCGTGCGAGGAAGGCTATGCCGAAGGCGTGTGCGTGAAGCTCCCGGCAGAGCATACGGACGAAGAGGGCGGCATCGTGAGAACTGTCGAAGACGTAGTATTCGCGCTCTCCCCCGGCGCACTCATAGGCACGGAACAGGTCGCGGAGCTTGAAGAGGTGAGCGGCTCGCTCATGCTCGACGAGGCCGAGGCGGTTGTAAATATCCTGACAGGAGGCAGTGAGGAATGATTACAAGAGAAAAGGCCCGGCAGCTCCGGGCGGTAATCGAAAACGCAGTCGCGGCGTATGACCTCGACGATGCGGCGGCGCTGGAAGTCGTCGAGCTGTTCCCGGTTTGGCAATCAGGCGAAGAATATGCCCTCGGCGCCCGCGTGCAGTACGGCGGCAAACTCTACGAGTGTGTAAATGCGCACACGGCTTCAAACGAATGGTCGCCGCCCGCCGCCGCTTCGCTTTGGGACGAAGTCAAAGTCGACCCCGAGACAGGTTATGACGAATGGCAGCAGCCGAGCGGCGCACACGACGCCTACAACACCGGCGACCGCGTCGTATACAATGGTGCCGTGTACGAAAGCCTCATTGACGGGAACACTTGGGCGCCGGACGCTTACCCCGCCGGGTGGAAGCTCGTAGAATGAGCGGCTCATACATCGTATACAAGGACGGCGTCGAAATTGCCCGGAGGGATTCTCTTTTATGGGTGCGCCTCGCGTCTCCGGGCGTGTATCTCGTCTGCGATGAGGCCGAGGGCGACGGCGTGCTCGTCGACGGCGACATCTACCATGTCCGCGGGTGCAGACATCTCCCTGGCAAAGAGACGGTCACACTCGACTATATCGAAGAATAAAAGGAGGCTGCTAAATGGACTACAAAAGAGGCATAGACGTCTCAGAATGGCAAGGTGAAATTAACTGGGACAAGCTCGCGGCATCTGGCGAGGTGGACTTCGTAATGATACGCGCGGGCTTGGGGCAAGGACAGGCCGACGACTATTGGCTCGCCAACGTGGAAGCCTGTACCCGGCTCGGCATCCCGTTCGGCGTCTACTGGTTTAGCTACGCTCGCAGCGCCGAGCGGGCGCGGAAAGAGGCCGAATACTGCATCGAGGCGATAAAGCCCTACCGACTCAGCTACCCGGTCGCGTTCGACTTCGAGTACGACAGCGTGAACTACCTCGCAAAACAAGGCGTCACCGTCACGAAGCAGTTCGCAAGTGACGCCGCGCGGGCGTTTCTCGAGACGATAGAGGCTGCGGGATATTACCCTATGCTCTACACCAACGCCGATTATTTGAGCCGGTATTTTGACCTGGACGTCGCATCTAAATATGACATATGGCTCGCACAGTGGCCTTC